TCCCCAGCTTCAAGCATGGCCCTGTTTGACAGGCAGAAGTGATTACTCACGGCGCCTAGCCAGGTCGAGCCATACCACTGTCCCTAAAAGGGACTATACCACCCAAGTTTGATGCCGACGACTCGGGGGCGTCCAGAACGCTCAAGATGTTTAGCATCAATGCTAAGTGGAGAAACAAAGTCGAGGTAGCTTGCCTCGCCTTTCCCTTCAGCAGAGAGCTGAAACTTCATTAAGGCGCCATAGCCATCTAAGTTTGATCTAGGTGACTTGGATCTCAACCGATATCCCCGAACTTGAGGGGACTGATGGTCGGGATGCACTCTTTCTGCCTGGTAAGGCAAGAAAGAGAACCGTCCTAATACTGGTGAAGTAGACCCAACAACCGGATAGAAAGGTAAAGCCTTCCCAATCTGTTTATCGAGCCAACCCGCTGTGCGCCACATCCCCTTTTGATATAAGAGGTTTCGCATTGCAACAGCAGATTCCAGTTGTAGTGCGTTCCCACGTCCAGAAGGTAACTCGACCTTGCAGTAAGTCGGCGTTATGTCGACCCCGCTGTAAAAGTCGCCTCCACAAGACTCTCTGAACTTACCAGTCCAGAAACTCTTGTTCATGTTAACCCTGAAGCCAAAAGCCTCAAAGACATGAAGCACGTGTGGTACACAATCCGTGGGGACAATAATATCATCCCCATAGACACGCACCTTACCAGAAAATGACATAATATCACTCCTGGTGAGTGGTCTGTTGAGCCACTGCTCAATACCAACAAAGACAGCAGTACAAAATACCGCTGCCTCCATAGGAAAGCAAGTAGCTGAACCCATAGACGCGAACTTGGCAAGGGGTATTACCCCAAAACCAGGTACATCAGCCTTGGTTGACCGCGCCGCTTGCAGACCCTCATGTAAATGGGGCCAACTAGAGACGAGATCAACTACATGCTGATTAGAAACCCTATCAGATGCTTCACTCATATCGAGTGTAGCGAGGGAGCAATCTATGCTCCCCCTCCGGGCCATGATCCTGTTTGGATCCTGATCTGTGAATCCGACGAAGATGGAAGAGAGATTATGCGAGGTGCAACCCTCAACTATATCGGCTTCCATTTTCTGAACGATGCTATTGAGGATGGCCTGCTGCATGAACTGCATGCAGGTTGGCTCGATAGCTATGATTCTTGGGGTTTTCAGCGTTTTAGGTACGGTTATGACCCTTACGGGTCGTTCCGCATCAGGTTCTCTGAAGAGGACATAGTCCAAGCCTTCGGCACCAAGCCGAAGCTTACTCGCAGGAACGGCATTTTCAGAAAAACTGAAAACGTTCTCCAGACGATCAGTCCATTCGAACTGGTCGTACTTCTCGTTTCCGAGAAGTCGGTCGGCGGTAACGCCGGGTCCATGTTTGGGCGTTAGCTCCCCGTTGTAGATCTCGCGATCTACAGCCGAAAAAGCATCGCCAAACAACATTCTGCCCACCCGCTGGAAAGAATCCAGATAAGGTGTATCAATAGCAGAAGCCACTTCAGATTCGCAATTGACAAAGGCTTCTAAGGCCTTGTCCCGTCTGGCGTCAGTGCAATTAAGCACTTCGCCATTGAGGAGTCGCAACTTTTTGAACATCAGACAGAGCTGACGTATCGCCAAGATGGCATCCACGTTGGGACTGTCAACCAAAGATCCACTTCTTTCATCGAACACTTGACATAAGAAACCCCGTAGAAACAAGGGGAGACCACCTCTACAGCGGAACGCTGTATAGGAAGTGTCATACTGACCAATGCTTAAACTTCTTTCGAAGTTCTTGCAGAAATCAGGAAGGGTAATCGTCATAAACGACGCCCCTTCATGTTCGACACGATCCGTGAACGTTTTAAAGTCACGGACGGCGCTAGTGTGGCACCAAGCAGCCAGTTCATTAGCTGCTTGAATCCAGAGAAGCATAAGGCGTTTCATCCATCCTCCACAAACATGGGGGTTATGGAATCCGTAGCCCTTAGGAGGAGGGAGGCGATTACTCGCCCCCCTCCAACGTTAGTGCACCGCTACGACTGACCACTCAAAAGAGTGGTCAGGTTGGCATTGGTGCCGGTGGTTCCCCACGTGAGCAAGTTCGTTACGTTCGTGAGCATGTTAGCTCTCGTCGTATACAACCTTGCATCCTCATCTACAACAATGTAGATGGCCGTGGTGAGAGGGATGTTGGTCGGACTACCCCCAAGGGGGTCAGCGATGAGCGACTTGATGTCGGTCCTCGCGGTCCTACGAATCCGCTTTCCCGTATTGTTATGGGAGACGGACAACTTCAAGTTGCCGTCAGCGGACAAGTACATACCAACGCCATCTCCCCAAGTTACCTTGGGAAGGCTGACGCCACCAACTGACTGGGGATCTGAATACCCCATAGGGCACTTCTCCTTAAACCTGCCAAACGGCAGGGTATGGGATCGCAAACGCGACCATGAGATGCTGACAAGGCATCGTGGATACTACGTTCGGGATAACCCGAGCGCAGTAAGAATGGCAGCCTGCTTAGCAGTTAAGCTATGCAGGTCAACGCCAAAGCCGTAGGGTGTTGCAGGCAACCGCTGCTTGGTTTCATCAACCATGCGACGATAAACGGGGTGAGGATCCCAAGAGGATCCAAACTTTACAACTGTACCACTCCGCTCTGTTATGAGTTGAGAGTGAGACATGATGTAACCGTACTGCATTACCAGGCCGTCCTGGCCAAGAGCACTGATGTTGTGTAATACATCACCAGTGTTCGAAAACCAGTCGGCCGCCCAGCTCCAAGGAGCGAGGTTCCATAGTACCTCCGGGGTTAAGTCAATACCCAGGATCCTACTTGCGTAGGAGTGGTATCTATCAAATTTATCCAAAGTGGAATTGCCCAAGTTTAGAAAATACTTGAAGCAACCCTTGAACCACAAGTCTGTGGTTTTTCTTTGGACCTCATTCCCTGTCACAAACCAGTCAGATGGAGAGGTAAAGAAACTCCCATCAAACACCTGCGTTTGAGACTGATTCGGGAAGTGATAACTGCGCTTGATCTTAGCAGCAGAATCTTTACGATACTGCTGCACTATGTCGTGAGAGTTCTTTACAGCCGAAGCAAAGCTTCGGATGTCACTCACGAGGGGAAGCCAGCCAAACTGGTAATTGAGATACTCGCCGCCCGCTTCGCGGGCCTTGAGCGATCTCGCTCGCCAAGACTGGGTTCCGATCAAAGCCGGCATGCCTTCTCGAGCCTCACCAATTGCGGTGGAGAGCGAGAAAGCAGGGTTAGTGGGCAAGCTACGTGCAACAGCAGTAGTACCGCTGGCATATAGCGAGAAATCACTAACATAACCGGAAGGCGTAAGAGGATTACTCCCGCCCGTGCGGTCACCGATTACATACTGGCCTCTGAGTCCATAATCCGAGTAATAACCCGGAAAGAGCCCAGGCACGACGTACTCTCTATGTGAGATCATACGCCATGGACCTCCGTCATCCACCTCAGTATTAAGAGGAAAATGATTAAAGGTCTCCTGTGTGTAATAGTTGGCAACACCGATGTCATGCGACACCCATGCACCTCCTGTGAGAGTTTCGTACTTGAGCCCAAGGCTCTCGTACGATGATTTAACTACCACAGGAATCACCTCTCTGGATACAACCATATAGCGCTAGGCAGGTAGCCTAAACGGGC